GGGGTTTCTCTTTGGCCTGGTTGGTTAGTTAAAGATAATCTTTTGCGTGTGAACTTAACGGGGAATGTAAACTACAGGTGTAGTTTACAGGTTCATGTGTAGTGCAGACACATTCTCCATGAATGTCGCACCATTTAGCTGCAACACCAGAGCATTTCGTTAGGTCAACCCAACCTTTGTTGGTTTTTTCGTAACGATTTCCGTTAGGAAGGTTTAACCTTGCACCTACCGGGATATCTTCATCCTTCATGCTTGGTCCTTTGTGAACGAGCCATTTGCACTTAGTTTGACAACCTCGCTAATGTCGCTAGGAAGGAATCGAAGTGTCCCGCCAAGCTTGACGTAAGGGATTAGGCCGTTGCTCTTCCATTTCCGCACCGTAGCGACGGAAACGGATAGCATTTCTGCGACTTCTTCGATTGTTAAGAGTTTCTGATCAGTTCCCACAGGTGTACCTCGTTGTCGGGCGTCCTTTGTGGCCGGGCTCGGGTTTCGTTTCTATGATGGCTTCCATACTGAGAAGCGTTTTCATAGTACGGTCTACGACTTCCATATCAAAACGACTTTTGATTCCACGAAGAATGTCACGCCGTGACGGTGACTTTGCGTACTTTTCCTCGTAGCTATAGATGACTTCAAGGATGGTATCTTGGCAAGCAACCGAGTCGGTATGGGCGATATCTCCGTTGATGAGTCCAAGTGAAGTTAACAAGTAGTCGTGTAAAGAGATCGCTTGTAAAACCGTTTCTTCGGTGGGCTGGCTCAATTCTTCATTGATGGTGAACAGTACGATGAGCTTTTTAATCAACAACTCCACACGGCTAAAGATGGAGTCTGTATCTTGCTCACCTTTCCGCTGGGGAGCAATGTGCTGTCGGAAGAATGACTCCCAAACTGCAAGTGCATTACCTTCAAGGGTAAAGGTGATACCAGTCTTGCAGTGGTTCCTGATCAACCTAAGTCGTTCCGCACAGTGGTCAATGTTGATTCGCTTGAGTCCGTAAGCGATGGGTTCTACTCGTGGAATGCCTGCTGCGAAAACCCAACGGTTCAAGAATCCAGACTCAGAGTCGGTGCGACGAAGGAAAGCGTGAATCGCATTCGGCTGGGTGGTCGTAATCACTTGCACAAAAGGATTGCGTGCGGTAATCAGGCCAGAGCCTCGAGAGTGAATGTGAATATCACTCCGGTTTACGTCGTAAAGCTCGATCATGATTTCTTTGAGTGAAGACCCAGCCTTGCTTGCTTTAGCAACAAACGAGGCAAACTCTTCAAACTTGAGCAGACCGCTGATCTCCGCTAAGTGGTCAAACTGGTTTAGAGGATTCATAACTTCATGATGAAGTGAGTCAATCAACGCTTCAGAAGAACCAGGAACAGGAAGGATTGCAACCCCACGAGGATCAGAGTATGGGTCTGTATCCTCAAACGGGAGTGCTTCACGGAGCATCCGTAGGTATGGGTCCAGTGACCTCGATTTACCTACGCCTGTTGGGCCATAAAGACAGATGTTTAGGTTTGGCTTAACTGTCTTGAAGTCATCAAGAACTACGTCTGTTCGGCCTGCAAAACCTAAAGCCTGTAAACCAAGCCAGAAGTAATACTCGTGTGGCAGGTCGTCAATCGTGCAAGCGATCATCCAGTCCGACAGGAAAGTACCAGGAGTGAGAAGAGTCTCCCAATCAATGGTAAGCTTGTCGGCATTCTCGCCAAGGGTCTGCCTGTAGGTCTGGATGGGAACAGATGAATCTTCCGCAGGCGGAATCTCTGTGACCGGAGGAACTACCGAAAGAACAGGAGGTGCAGCTACTGGAATCGGCGGTGGTTCAGGCGGTGTAAAGGGAAGTGCAGGCTCAACGTAAGGATACTCCTTGCCGTTGTGGCCCTTGACAATCTTAAACCCATAAGACTCGGCCATTTGCTGGCGGAGCTTTCGGAAATCTTCACCGGTCTTGTAGCCTGGAACATTGTATCCAAAGTGGTATGCGGCAATATCGTACTTGTCGCCTCCTGTCTGACAGGCACCACAATACCATGTTCCTTTTTCGCTATTCATCCACGCAGACGGATTGGAGTCTCGGTGGCCTGGTGTAGGACAAGAAATCATAATACTTTCTTGTCGGTTACCAGCCTTTGGCTCCATCTTTCCACACCACTTGCGGTACGCTTCGATGATATCTATACCATCAAGAACGTTGTCCATTTCGAGATCAACTTCTGATCTCTCGTACTGTGGAACTGCAACTGAAGGAATCAAGCTAGGATCGAAAGTGACTGATTCTTCTGGTTCGGATTCAGGTTGTGAACCAAGAAGGCTCAAAAGCTTTTGTGCTCTTTCCTGTGGAGAAAGAGAGTCAAGATCAGACACTACCAATCCCCTCCAAAACGATCAAGGGCTGGCGTAGTCATTCCCAAGGGTACTCCCCTCCTAGGGCTCGCTCGGCATCCATCTTCTTGATCCTGTCGAGGGAGGAACGGGTAGAAACGAAAAACTTTTCCTTGCCTGTCCGCTGGTTGATTCCAAGCGGAAGTGCCATGAGGTTTCCCATGCCACTTTCAGAAACGGTACCCTGCTTGGGGAACGTTTCGATTTCTATGTCTTGGTATTCAGTCTTATGCATCCAGAAGTTGGAACCTTTAGTTTGCGTAAAGCAGGTCCAACCTTCAAGGATTCCTGCGGCGAGACTCTTTGCAGCCTCAGCAGGGATGGAACCGGTAAAGCAGTAAACGTGGAAACCCTTGCCTCCACTGGTTGCGATTGCAACTGGAATCTTCATCAGGGATTCGACACGACGAGCGATTCCCTCACTCATTGTGCGTACCTGAAGAAGAAGATCTTTATACATATAGTGATCTTCGTCTAGCCATGCCTCACGGGGATCGTAGGCTTCGTTTACACTATTAGTTGGAGTGTAACCGGGCTCAACCTTGCGAACGTCAATGTCAAATGCAAACAGTTTACACTGTTGTGTAGCCGGATCGACCAAGTAATGACCCATTGTTTTGCGGCCAGAAAAATGATCTTCGAAGTCCGCTAACGTCATTGGATTATGCAAACAAGTGATTCCAGCATTAATGCATTCTTGGCATTTAGCGGGGTGCCATTCACCTTTCTTGTTCTGCCATGATTTGACGTTACGTCGTTCGATAAAGCGTGTACCTATTAGCTTGGTTAGCTCAACAGTGTCCATAGAGAGCGAAATTCCCCTTTAATCTGTGGGCGGGCTTTGAAGGCTAGGTTTCAGCGGGGTTTGGTGATACCTAGCGATACATGGTGACCAGGAACGATACCGGCCCCGGCCCCGGTGCGCCAGCCCCAACTGGTTATAGGTCCGTTATTTGGACAATTCCTAATAGGTGGATACCTTGCGGCATATGTCGACTGATGTTTGGTTCAGAAACCCACACCTTTACATCAAGGAAGCCTTAGAGCTGGGCGTTTCCAATTATGTTTGGGATCATGGTTTCATCAAAAAAAAGGGAATCAACGTCAACAAGTTCATGGATTTGTACGTCGGCTCCAGTCGTAAATGGAAAGCACTTGTCGTGTCTATGCACGCCGGAGTCATATTTGACGAATCATCCTCTATGGAAAATCCGATTGCGGTTGTGCCAGTGTGGAAGTATGGCGAATCATTCGAGCTACTAGAAGAGATTGTCACCAATCAAACAACAAAACGCCGCAAGGGTGTTCCAGACGAGTTTCAGTATCTAAACGGACAACCCCACTGGGTTGTTATTTCGTATTTGCCGCCGTTGACTTCTACTAATGGTAAACGGTTCATGGTTTACCTTTCTAATCTTCAAAATGAAAACCCGCATTGCATTATCCATATCCACGGTGCATACTCGTACAGATGGATCTTTGGTCTTGACTTTATGTCAGTTGACATGGAGTGCAGGACTAATGCAGCAAAGAATAAGGTAGTCTTGCCGAATGGTAGATACCTTATCATGGGAACCGAAGAGGTTGAGCTGTGGGAAGATTGGATTAAACTTCTAGGCACAAACATTAAGACCCTCGAGGATAGTCCACGAGAACGATGCCTCTTTAACATCAAGTCTGCATTATGGTGTGGTGAAAACTACAAGGAGCAGGTCAAGTTCAGAGTTAAGGGATTCGAGAATGCGGATATAGATGGTCTTCTCAATTCCAGTCAAGGTCCAGAAACTAACAGGATCTTCTTAAAGCACATTAAACCGTTGCCGGATGATAAATTCTTTTGTAGCGTTTGTTCACTCCAAAACTCTTGCAGATACTTTCGAGAAGGAGCAGTTTGCGTCGTGCCTGATTCAGAGCCAGCACAGTTAGCCGGATTCTTTAAAACTAGAGACAGCCACGCCATCCTTGAGGGTATGTCGCAGTTGCTCAACATCGAGGCGAAGCGCTTTGAAGCTGCACGCCAGAACGAGATTGAGAAAGAGCGTCTTGATCCTGAAGTTACCAAGATGCTTGACAAGATGTTCGGTCATGCGGAGAAGTTTGCAAAACTTGTTGACCCGAGCCTCCGTGCAACTTCTACTACAAACAACAACAGCACCAACCAAACACTTGTTCTTAACGCAGGAAGCACGCAGGAACTAGCTGCTAATGTTATGAGAATCTTGATCGCACAGGGGGTTCCTGCGAATGAAATTACGTCTGATATGGTTATGGGAATCATTCAGTCTCCGGGCGACAACCTGGAGCAGAAGGCAATTGATGCTTCGGCAGGTTTCCGTGCCCTCGGACCATAGAGTTCCAGATATTACCGCCGTAGGTGACGTTTACTGCTCGTGTGGCGAGTTTGTCTTTGCTTGCGTACTTGCTGATGAAGTTGGCAATCAGTGTATTTGCCCAAACTGCGGAAACATTCTTGAGACTATGGAGACTGAGTAAATGAAAGCCGCAGTAGACGAATACGCTGAGTTGATGAAGGAAATTCGATGGTTACAGGATAACCCTGCTTTCGAAGAACGTCCAGCAACTATGCGGGAGTTTCTTGGTCCGAAGTACCTTAATTGCGACGACAAGGTTCGTGATGCAATCAAGGAATGCTTTACTGACATTTTTGGTGAAGAAGTCACCCAGGAAAGAATGTCAGAGTATGCACGAGCTATGATTACTGGTGGCATCGGTATCGGCAAGACTACAATCGCTTCAGTGGTTCTTCCGTATCTTGCACACTGGACTCTTTGCCTTAGGGACCCACAAGAGTTCTTCAACCTTCTCCCTGGTTCACGTCTTGCGTTCATGCAGATGTCAACTTCAGGAAAGCAAGCCAAGGAGGTTGTGTTCGGTGACATTAAGGCCCGAATCCAACACTCTCCTTGGTTCAAGAATCACCCTTATGATCCAAAGTTCAAGAATCAGCTACGATTTGATGAAAAAGAAGTCTGGATTCTTCCTGGTGACTCCGGTGAAACAACCTTCGAAGGATACAATATCCTCGGTGGCATTCTTGATGAGGCTGACTCACACAAGGTAACCGAAAACAAAGATTACGCCGAGCAGGGTTACTCTACGATCAACAGCCGTATCGAATCCAGGTTTGGTCAGGTGGAGGATCGTGGGGTTGTCCGGCCTTATGGATTCATTTTGGTCATTGGGCAGATGAAAAAAGGAAACGGATTCGCCGCCCGTAAGTATAAAGAATTCAAGAAGCGTGATGATGCCTACGCAAAGCGTATGGCTATTTGGGAATCATTCGGCTGGGACCGATACCTTAAAGAAGATGGAACTAGGGATAGTTTCTACTATCACAGCGAACGCCACGAGATCATTCCAAAGGATCTTGCAGAGCTTGTTCCCACGGCAGACAAAGATAAACTGATTGAGGTTCCCAATGCGTTCCTGGAGTCGTTCCAGAACGCACCCGAAAAAGCACTCCGTGACCTCGCTGGTATCCCGCCTGTTACCGGATCTCCGTTCATTACATTGATCCACAAAATCACTGCAGGCCGTGACAGGTGGATCGAGCGTTACAATACAAAACTTCACATTAGTTCCATGCAAGAACTTCGGGGGCCGGTAACCCCTGATAACCGTTTAGAGGACTGGTTTCGGGCTTTAGATTCCATCCCTCGTGTTGGACATATCGACGTTGCTTATAGTGCAAATGGTGACGGACTCGGTATTGCAATTGGTCACTGTCCTGAGATGGTTAAACGGGATGGAGAATACAAACCCGTAATCGTGTTTGACATGCTTATGCGTATGAAAGCGCCAGCAGGACGTGAGATCTTTCTTGGTGATGTTCGGCGGGTAATCTACAGCTTGAAGGACGATCTTAAGTTTAAGATTCGGTTTGTATCCACCGATGGATTCCAAAGTACCGACACGAGACAGCAATTCGAGAGACGACGGATCGCAACCGACATTATCTCTATGGACAGAAGTATTGCTCCATACGAGGATCTTCGTGAGGCTATTTACGAAGATCGTGTTGAGTTTCCCGAGTAT